ATATACGATCAACGAGTTAACCTTATTAATGAATGGCTTTATGGATACCGCTCGTTGGGAGTTTAGAAAATCCGGCGAAGGTATTGCGTTGCGAGGCAGAAATGTTGTTGGTAAAATGATCGATGCAAAAATAAACGATAAATTTCCCAACCTGACTAGTAGCGCAATTGCGGAACAGTTTGCTACTGCCAATGGATTAACTCCTGTAGTTACAGCTACGTCAACACTGGCGGGTACTTGGTACAATCAAAATAGTGCTGTCATGGGACGTGAAACTACGCAATGGGATTTGCTTTTGTTTCTGGCTAAAGCTGAAAACTTTATTGTACGAGTTACCACGGATAATAAGTTACTATTTGGCCCCTATACAGACGTAACAACTTATCAATCGTCAACTCCAATTCCTTATACGTGGGGCTATGACATTGAACAAATCAACTTCGAACGTTCGCCTCATGCCGCAAAAAACATTATTGTAAAAGTAATCTCTTACAGTCGCAAATATAATAAAAAAGGGACGAAGTATACTGACCACCATATCGAAGAAACAGCTAAAACGACTACTCAAAAATCTCAAACTATTAAGGGACAAACTGGACAGCGAGAAAGTTATACGGAAATTTATACTATTCCGGGACTTACCCGCGAACAGGCACAGGCGAAGGCACAGGCTATTTTAGCTGAACTGTCACGGTCCGAAATAATCGGCAACTTTACTGCGGCCGGAAATACAGACTTGAATGTTGATAAGCAAATTGCAGTTTATGGCGTAGGACTTGCGTTAAGCCAAAACTATTATTTGAACCGGGTAACTCATCGTTTTGGAGTTCAAAACGGCTACACAATTGACACGTCGTTTAGCAATCAATATTTAGTTAATACGACCGTGGATTCAACAGAAAGCGGGTGATTATTTGAGCAACACGATGAGGGGAACTGATTTTTTAGAACTAACCAAGCAACACGCACAAAATCAAGCAAGCCAATTTATGTCTGCATCGACTGGCTATATTACTTCGTTTGATCGTACTGCGTGGGCCGCTAAAGTCATGTTAGAGCCATCTGGAATAGAAACAGGGTGGTTGCCGATGCCCACAACTTATGCCGGTTCTGGATTTGGATTTGTTGGTGATATTGATGACCAAACGGAATGCTCTGTCATTTTTGAAAGTGGAAACCCCAATAACGGAAAAATTGTTTGCTTACATTTCGAGGACGATACGCCGCCAACAATAGGACCAGGAGAAGCGGTATTCGTTCATAAGAGTGGTAGTACTCTTCGATTTCTTGCAAATGGTAATGTTGAAGTTAACCCAGCGGGGATTTTAGCATTGGCTGGTGGCGGTCCAGCGTTAGCAAGAGTGGGCGATTCTACGAGTTGCCCTGCTGGTCATGGAACAATTACTAGTGGTTCAAGCAAGGTTACTAGCGGTTAGGAGTGATTAAATGGCAACGACTTACGGTGATCCGCTTATAGGCGTTGATATTAAATTAAACGGCAATGATCTAGGCGTTACTCAGTCGGGAGACTTAGCTTTAATTGGGCAAGACAATAGCGCTGATAACGTCTGGCAGGCTGTGTGGCTACGCCTTATTACCACGCTTGGTACTTATCTGTTTGCTGATGAGTACGGGACTCAGGCAAGACAATTTATTGATGAACCGATAACAGATAAACTTTTGGCCGCACTGACAACAGAAGCATCAAATACCATTTCACAAGACCCGAGAGTGGCAAGCATATCTAATCTAAAAGTTGTACAAGTTGATGCCAGAATACAAATATCATTTGGTATTACTACCGTTAGTGGCTCTAGCGCATATGGTACCAATATTCTTAGCTAGAAAGGAGGCTGAAAATTGGCAACAACAGAAGTTTATACGAGCGAGCAAGATACAATCATGGCATACATGGTTGGGTACTTGCAAAACGCGGATAATTGGTCTGATGGTATTCCTAAGATAACAGACTTTACCGAAGGATCAATTATATATACTCTTTTATCTGCTGTTTCTGTAGGCATTGATGCCTTGGGAATGGCTATTTTTATGGCCAGACTTGCCGCTTATATTAGCACGGCAATTGGTAGCGATCTTGATAATAAAGTCGCTGACTATGGCTTAACGCGCGATGTAGCTACTGCGGCAACCGGAAGCTTTACTTTTACAAAAAACACTGCATCTACAAACAATGTGACGATTCCAGCGGGATCATTGATTTCTACCGTTCCCAATAATTCGAGTACGATTGTTTCCTTTAGTACAAATTCAGACACGATTTTAGCCGCCGGTCAAACCTCCGTTTTAGCTGCAGGAACTTGCACGACAACGGGAAGTATTGGAAATATAGCTGCAAACACTTCGCTCTTGATTAGTTCGTCTGTCGCGGGCATTGATGGCGTTAGTTTGTTAACAAATATTACGAACGGTTCAAATATTGAAACAGACGCCGCTTTGAGTGCACGTGGACTTGCAGCTTTTGTTGCCCTGGCACATGGTACTGCAGCTAGTTACGAAGAAATGGTTTTAGCTATTTCCGGCATAGCATCAGCTGTGGTCGATCCTCAAAATAGGGGACCTGGAACAGTAGACATTTTTATTACAGGTCCCAATAATTCTATACCGTCAGATGCAATTATCGCAGAAGCGCAAGCTGTCATAAATGCGGGAAAAGTGGCTACGGATGATGTGGAAATACAAGTGCCAACACTTACTACAATTAGTGCGACATTGAGCATTCACATCGAAGCCGGATATGATACGGCGGCAACAAAAACAGCAGTTATAACAGCGGTTAGCAACTACATTGATAATCTTGGAATGGGCGGGGGAATTCTTGGGTACGCCTATGCGTCTCAATTCGTAGCGGTTGCTCTAGCAATTGTAGGCGTGGCAAATGCTACTACGACATTTACCGACACGCAGATACTACCTCAACAATTGCCGCAAGCTGGAACGATTACCGTAGGGGTGGTGTAGATGGGTTACTCTACCTTTCTCAAATCTCTTTATCCCGACAGTCACAATGTCAATGCCGAAATTTATAGTGCGGTACTGGGCGCAATTGGTGGAGCTCTTGATTTGTATGATCCTTACGCAATAGGATTACCTGCTGAATTTAGCGTTACTACTGCAATGGGGACGGCGCTAGATAGCAACGGAGCAGATTGGGGAGTCTCTCGCCGTTCAGGGGAATCAGACACGGTCTATCGCGCAAGGATATTAACCATGCTTCCAATTTACGCTATGGGCGATACTACAGCCGGACTGATTGCCATGATCACGCCGTTCACAGGAGTTGCGCCAATTCTTCTCGATTTGAGCGCTGACGGATGGTCTTGGAGCGATAGTTCGTTTAGCGATAGTGCATTTAGTGACTTTGCTAGTTTGTTTACGCTTATAATTTATATCCAAAACGTTCCCGGTTCGCAAGCGGATTTTGACCACATTGCAGACATCGATAGTTTGACAGATTGGGATGGTAAAAATGCCTACTCGCATTACGATATGGAATCTGCAACAAGGCAAGCGAAACCAGCACGAAGCCGAGTCGTTATATATCACAATGGCGTTGATACATCGTCGCTCGAAGAAACACCCACAGCCATAATTACCGTAGTTTAGGGGGGATAATATTGAGCTATATAAGTGGAAGTTGGTTTGACCATATTAAATATTCAGCCAGTGAAATGCTAAGCCATTTTGCTGATTTTTTCGGTTCGGGAGTAATAAATCCTAGCTCTGATTTTGGATTAATGTTTCCATCTACACCAAATATGACGGTAGGAGTCGGGCTTGGCACAGCGCGCGTAAATGGATATCGGGTTTATAGCGATGGAACCACCACTGGCGCTATTGCATTTACCCCTGCCGACATAACTTATCCACGAATTGATTTAATTGAAGTAGGCCCGATTCCAATTTCTAGTGTAAATATTGCAAACGGAATTAACCAAAATTTAGGACAAATCATTGTCAAAGCTGGAACTCCCGCAACTACTCCTGTGTGCCCGTCTGCGGATGCTGGCATGGTGCCGCTTTATTCTGTCGCAATTGCGGCAAACCAGACGGCAATCGTCGTGGGGAATATTACCAGCTTGCGATCAAGGGTAACATTTTTCGGCTATGATATTGTAGCTAAATTTGTCAATTACGATGCTAATATGCTTGCCAAAACAGGCGGCGCAATGACTGCCGGGACGATCACTCTATTCCAGAATCCAGTAAATCCCCTTGATGCGGTTACAAAACAGTATGTAGATCAAAACGCACTAGGATTACAGCCGAAAACAATGGCATATGTTGCAACGACTGGCAGCAACATTACTCTTTCGGGATTGCAAACAATTGACAGCGTATCTGTAACTGCTGGTATGCGCGTCTTGGTAAAAGATCAAACCACGCAGTCTGCAAATGGAATTTATGTCGCGGCATCGGGGGCATGGTCGCGATCTACAGATGCGGCAACGGGTCTTGCGTTGGTTAATGCCTATGTCTATATATCAAACGGAACTATAAACGAAGGGACAACGTGGATACAGCAGACGGCTAATCCAATAACGTTAGGCACATCTAATATTGTTTTTGGCGAGTTTAGCTCGGCCCCTGCAAATGCAATATATGCTAATTCGTCAGGGACGTCTGCTGCTTGTACTGGCAATGCCGCAACTGCAACTTACGCGACTACAGCTGGATCAGCTCCCGCCAATGGCGGCACGTCTGCTGCTTGTAGTGGAAATTCGGCAACGGCAACTTATGCAAACACTGCCGGCTCTGCTCCCGCAAACGGCGGAACATCGGCGGCATGTTCTGGAAACTCTGCTACTGCGACATATGCCAATAGCGCAGGTTCAGCTCCTGCAAATGGCGGGACTTCGGCAGCCTGTTCTGGCAACTCGGCAACGGCTAATTATGCGAATAGCGCAGGTTCTACCGGGTCTTGTTCTGGTAACGCGGCTACTGCATCGGCTTTGCTTAATTCTCGGACAATCAACGGAGTTTCTTTTAACGGCACTTCCAATATTGCCAATGCCGATTATGTTGTAGCGCAGTCACTCAGCGTAAACGGCTATACGGTGTGGGCTTCAGGGAAGATCGAACAGTGGGGTGTCACAGACACTACACACTATAACGGAATTACAACACGCTCATATAGTTTCCCAGTAACCTTCCCAAACAATTGCTTTTCTGTTACTGCTACGGCGATGAATCCAACGGCGAACGTGTATTTTGAGACTATTGCGCAGCTTGTAAGTTGGTCAACATCTTCTTTTAGTATTTTAAATTCTCCGACAGGTGGACATGATGATTGGTGCGGTTGCAGCTGGTATGCAGTCGGAAACTAAGGGAGGAACAAAATGAAACATTATGCTAATCAAGATGCAAATGGAAATCTAGCTTTTTATAATGATGTTGTCAATAGCACAACGATACCCACAACGGCAATTGAAATAACAGAAGATCAATGGCAAGATTCCCTTGCTAATCCCGGTAAATATAATATTGTCAACGGCGCCTTTGCTGCTGCTGCGGTATGGCCGCCGGCATTAACGGCTGCTCAAATAACCGTGCAAACGAATGCTTCAATATTAGCCAAAATTGCTACGTTGGAAGCATCGCAGACGCCGCGATTGTATAGAGAAGCAATTGCAGGGAGTACGGCAGTAAATGCTACTACAGGGCGAACAGCGGCACAAGAATTAGCTTATATTGATAGCGAGATTGAGACATTAAGAACGCAATTGCAGAAGTAAGGAGGCTAAAAATGCAAAATCCAATTATCATCAATGACGGTAGTGGATATAACGTCAGAACGGCTATCAATAGTGCGTTATCATCGATGGTAACTATGTTTGCCGGAATGTCAGCGCCAAGTCCGTTATATCCTTACCAGCTGTGGATAAATAATTCCACAAATCAACTTATGCAGGCAAACATGACGGCTACAGGTTCTGACGCAATTATGAACTTAAATAGTGACGGAACGTTTAATTTTGCGGAGATTTCATTGTCTCAATCCGCAAACAAGGTTCTGGCATCTCCCAACGGTTCGGCTGGAAATCCAAGTTTTAGAACATTGGTAGTTGCTGATATTTCTGATATTTCGTCAACATATCTTAGTGTCAGCGGCAATGCGGCAACCGCAACTTACGCGACTACAGCTGGATCAGCTCCCGCCAATGGCGGCACGTCTGCTGCTTGTAGTGGCAATGCGGCAACCGCAACAAAACTAGCCACAGGTCGTACTATTGCACTTACGGGTGATGTTACAGGTACCAGCGGGGCATTTGATGGAAGTGGTAATTTATCGTTTGCTACAACGTTAGCTACTGTACCGATAAACAAGGGCGGCACCGGAGCCACAACGGCGGCGACAGCGTTGGCAGCGTTGGGCGGGGCACCGGTGGCGAGTCCAATATTTACCACAGGACTCCAAGTTACGTCTACGTCAACGTGGCAGACACCAATAACATTAATAAATGATACAGGTGCAACTTGTGGGATCAACATGGGTGGTTCTGCAAATAATGTTGTAGGCGCAGGGGGTTTGGGTTTTAGTATTAATGGGGCAACAAAATTAACGATTAATTCTACAGGAGTCGGCATTGGATGCATTCCCCTCGCAACCTTTGATGTAGCAGGGGCAATTATACCTCACACAGACAATGCCTACAACTTCGGTTTGTCTAGTTATCGTTGGTCAGCTATTTGGGCAGCAACGGCTACAATCAACACCTCAGACTCTCGACAGAAAACCAGTGTAACGCCTAGTGACCTCGGCCTATCCTTCATCAAATCGCTTAATCCTGTGTCCTACAAATGGATCAACGGTGGCAACACAGTGACCCAAGAAATCGTCACACCAGCCGTGCTTGATACAGAGGGTAACATCACGATTCCTGCGGTTACCGAAGAAGTCATAACGCCAAATGCAGGAATCCGAACACACTACGGCATGTTGGCGCAGGAAGTTGCAACGGCACTAACTACAAACGGGGTAATAAAAGATTTCGGCGGCTATATCTACGATAAAGAGACAGATTCCTACGGCCTACGCTACGAGGAATTTATTTCTCCGCTTATCAAGGCCATCCAAGAATTATCCGCAGAAGTAGCAACATTGAATGCGAAGGTTGGAACATGATTACCTGGTGGTATGCAAAAATGGAAGGCTCCTACGCGCATTATTTATCTCATTTTATGGCTGGTTTTATGCTGTCGGTAAT